ATCTGCATTAAACTTGACGTTTTTACGCAACAGACTATATTTAACCCGTACTGGCCCGGTTGACCAGGGATTCATCAGGAATCAAAATGTCTGAAACTGAAGTAGTAGCGGAACAAGTACCCGCGCCGGAACCGGTTGCTACGGCTGCACCGGAACCCGAAGTTGTTGCCCAAGAGGCAGTACAGCCGGAGGAAAAGCCTGCCAAAACGTTCTCCCAAGAGGAGCTCGACGCACTGGTAGGTAAACGACTTGCACGGGAACGTCGCAAGTGGGAGCGAGAGCAAGCGTTGAAAGCGCCTGAGCCACAAGCCCAGACGCCCGCCACGCTGCCTGACCGGGACACTGACCCCGACGCGTATGCGGAAGCCCTTGCGGCCCGCAAAGCCGAGGAGTTGCTAGCCCAGCGTGAGGCAGAGCGGCAACAGCGTGAGCTATTGACGGCCTATAAGGAACGTGAAGAAGCGGCCTTTGAGAAGTACGACGACTTTGAGCAAGTCGTGTACAACAAGGCGCTGCCAATTACGAACGTGATGGCCGAGACGATTCAGGCTTCCGAGCTTGGACCCGACGTAGCGTACTACTTAGGTTCCAACCCCCGCGAAGCTGAACGTATTTCCCGCTTGTCTCCATACCTGCAAGCCAAGGAGATCGGCAAGATTGAGGTCAGATTGGCCGACAATCCGCCGGTTAAAAGGACAACCAATGCGCCCCCGCCGATTAAGCCTGTGACGGCTAAAACCGTCGGCGCACCGGCCCGAGACACGACTGACCCACGCTCTGTCAAGGACATGAGCACGTCAGAGTGGATCGAAGCCGAGCGTCTGCGACAGATTAAGCAGTGGGAAGCGCGACGTAACCGCTAACTTCTTTTTGGAGACATATTGTGGCTAATACACTTCTTACTATTGACATGATCACGAGGAAGGCTCTCGAAATCCTTGAGAACAACCTTGTGATCACCCGCAACGTCAACCGTCAGTACGACGACAGCTTCGCTGTCGAAGGTGCCAAGATCGGTTCGACCCTCCGCATCCGTCTGCCGGATCGCGCCCTTGTGACCGACGGCGCCGCGCTTCAGGTGCAGGACGACAACGAGCAGTTCACGACTCTCACCGTCGCCTCGCAGAAGCACATTGGCGTCAACTTCACCAGCGCCGAAATGGCCCTCCAGTTGGACGACTTCGCCGAGCGCGTGCTCAAGCCGCGTATCAGCCAGTTGGCGTCCAGCATCGACGCCGATGTGGCCAACAGCTTCAAGAAAATCTACCAGTCGGTTGGTACGCCTGGCGTCACCCCCGGCACCTCGCTGGTTCTTTTGCAGGCCCAGCAGAAGCTGAACGAAGCCGCCGCCGGCATGGCCCCGCGCTACGCAACCGTTAACCCGGCTGCCAACGCTGGCCTCGTCGAAGGCATGAAGGGCTTGTTCAACCCGGTGGACTCCATCAGCCGTCAGTTCAAGAACGGCATGATGGGCGAAGGCATCCTCGGCTACGACGAGATCAACATGTCTCAGTCGATCAAGCAGCACACCAACGGCTCGGCCTCGCGTTCGGACACCCCGATCGTCAAGTCCACGCTCGCCAACGGTGCGACCAAGCTGACGCTCGACAACGTGACCGACGGCCTTACCCTCGTTCCGGGCGACGTGTTCACGATCGCTGGCGTGTTTGCGGTCAACCCGCAGACCCGCGAGTCAACCGGCGCGTTGCAGCAGTTCGTTGTGCAGAACACCGTCACCTCGGCCTCTACGGAGTTCGTGGATGTGGAGTTCCTGCCGGCGGTCTACGGCCCGACGCACGCCCTCGCCACGGTCAGCAAGCTGCCGGCCGCGAACGATGTCGTGACCTACGTGGGTGCCGCTAGCGGCCAGTACGCTCAGAACCTTGTGTACCACAAGGACGCGATCACGTTTGCCACCGCCGACCTCCTGCTCCCGCAGGGCGTTGACATGGCGTCGCGTCAGGTCCACAACGGCATCTCCATGCGCGTTGTCCGTCAGTACGACATCAACAACGACCGTATGCCCTGCCGTATCGACGTGCTGTATGGCTACTCGGTGATCCGTCCGCAGATGGCCTGCCGCATCTGGGGCTAATTCTTAACCTTATTCACGGAGTAACTAAAAATGGCACTTCCTAACGGTACTAGTGGCTATCAGGTTGGCGCCGGCAATTCTGCCGAGCCAATCATGGGCGTTCTTGGCCCGGTGACGGCGTACGCCGGCGCTTCGGGCACCATCGCGGTCGCCGATCTTGTGAACGGCGTCTTCTCGGTGGACTCAGGCAGCACGTCTGCGGGCACCTACTCGTTCGCGGCTGCGTCCCTTGTGGACGCCGCTGTGGCGAGCGCCCGCGTGGGCAGCACGTTCGACTTCTACTGCGTCAACCTCGGTGACGACGCAGGAAACGACGTGACGTTCTCGGGCACGGGTTGGACGGTCGTGGGTTCGGCGGTGGTGGCTGACGGTACGTCGGCGCACTTCCGCGCTCGCAAGACTGGCGACGCGGCCTGGACGGTCTATCGCCTCGGCTAATAGCAAAAGCCCCCTACGGGTGATACCGTAGGGGGCACTGCTCATAGGAGTATTTCTATGCCTAATACAAAGGCGGTTGGTGTTGCGTTCTCGGACCCAGAGCTTGACGGTGCAGTAATTGGCGCTGCGGGCGGTACGGTCGGATTCTTCGGCACGACGCCGGTTTCCGAAGGTGCGGCTCTTACGGCGCAGCTTACGACGATTACGTCCACGGCCCCGTCTCCGGCAGACTTTGCGATTCAGGATTTGACCCAGACGACCCCGTTTGGCTTCGTTACTAAGAACGAAGGCAACACGGTGTTGGCTGTGATTGCAAACCTCCAGACTCGCGTTGCTCAGCTTGAGTCGCGGTTTCAGGCTTACGGGCTCCTGCCGTAACTATGAACATATATCTTCGCCATCCCGTTCACGGGTTAAAGATAGCCATTTCCGATGTCGAGGCGGCTATGGACGCCGAATATGGATGGGAGGAGTATGACCCATTGGAACCGGCGGCGCGGCAGGACGAACCTGCTGCGTCGTCGGAACCTGCGCCCGCTGTTAACGAACTAAAGGCGCGTCGAAAGCGGAAGGAATAAGCCATGGCAACCGCAGGCGATCAAATCAACGGGGCGCTGCGTCTGCTGGGCATCTTGGCTGAGGGCGAAACGCCGTCGGCTTCGATGGCACAGGACGCACTTTCGGCGTTCGATCAGATGGTGGATAGCTGGAACACTGAGCGTCTCGCCGTGTTCTGTACGCAAGACCAGACCTACATGTGGCCTGCCGGCGCGCGTATTCAAACGCTCGGCCCGACGGGCGATTTCGTTTATGTCCTTGGCACACAGTCTGAAGTGCCGATCATCACGCAAGATGACGACTACCTGTCCTTGGAAGACGGCAACCCCGTCCCGGCACAGCAGCGTCCGATCCTGCTTGATGACTCAACCTTTTTCCGCGACCCGTCAACGAACGTGTCGTACGGCATCAAGTTTATCAACCAACTGCAATACAACAACATTGCAGTCAAGACCGTGCAGAGCACTTATCCGCAGGTCATGTTTGTAAACAACACGTTTCCAGACATCTCCATGTCGGTCTATCCGGTGCCGAACCGGGTGCTTGAGTTCCACTTCATTTCGGTGCAGCGATTGTTGGACCCCGCGTCCCTCAGCACTGAAATCCTCATGCCGCCCGGCTACCTGCGGGCGTTCCGCTACAACTTGGCGCTTGAGTTGGCGCCGGAGTTTGGCGTTGAGCCTGCGCCTGAAGTGCGTCGCGTAGCGATGTACAGCAAGCGCAATCTCAAGCGCATTAACAACCCCTACAACGTCATGGCGATGCCTTACAGCATCATCGCCCGTCGTAATCGGTACAACATTTACGCCGGTAACTTTTAATGAAAACGCCGATCCTGGGCTCGTCTTACGTTGCACGCAGCGTAAACGCCGCCGATGCTCGGATGGTGAATCTCTACCCAGAGGTCATTCCCGAGGCTGGCAAGGAGCCGGCGTACCTTCAGCGGTGCCCCGGCTTGCGGCAGTACATGGAGGTGGGCTCTGGCCCCATCCGTGCGTTGTATCCTTTGGGAGACAGCCTGTACGTCGCCTCGGGCAGCGAGTTCTACAAAGTTGACGGTAACTTAAATGTTACCAAGCTCGGCGACATTACGGGCAGCGGTCCGGTGTCGATGGCGGACAACGGTATTCAAATCTTTGTAGCGTGTAACCCTGATGGATACATCTACAACAGCAATACCAACGTCTTCCAAAAGATCACCGATCCTGACTTCCCCGGCGCGGTAACGGTCGGCTACCTAGACGGCTATTTCGTTTTCAACGAACCGAACAGCCAGCGCATCTGGGTGACGGCGCTGCTCGATGGCCTATCCATCGACCCGCTTGACTTTGCAAGCGCCGAGGGCTCACCGGACGGCTTGGTGTCGATCATTATCGACCACCGCGAGGCGTGGCTGTTTGGCACGAACTCGGTCGAGGTCTGGTACAACTCCGGCAACCCCGACTTCCCGCTGGAGCGCATCCAAGGCGCCTACAACGAGATCGGCTGCCTAGCCCCTTACTCGGTTGCCAAACTCGACAACAGCGTGTTCTGGCTCGGCTCAGACGCTCGCGGTCAGGGTGTCGTTTACCGGGCGCAGGGCTACCAAGGCGTGCGCGTCTCGACCCACGCGGTTGAGTTCGCCATCCAGCAGTACGCCAACATGTCCGACGCGCTGGCGTACACATACCAGCAAGACGGCCATGCGTTTTACGTACTTATCTTCCCGAGTGCGGAAACCACATGGGTATACGATGCCGCGACAGGTGCGTGGCATGAGCGGGCGGGGTTTGCCAAGGGCAGATTTAAGCGCCATCGCTCTAACTGCCATGCTCGCTTCAAAGGCCAGCCGGTTGTGGGCGACTATCAAAACGGCAAGCTCTACCAGTTCGACTTGCGGTACTTCCGCGACGATGAGCAGGAACAGCGTTGGATGCGCCGCTGGCGCGCGTTGCCAACAGGTGCCAATAACTTGACGCGTACCATCCATCACCAGTTGCAGTTGGACTGCCAGACCGGTGTGGGCGGACTGTACGACGACCCGCCGTTCCTTGCGCAGCAGGCGCCAGGCTTGGTGTTGCAGCAAAACAACAGCAGCATCATTGTTGAGGGCGAGCCCAACAACAGCGTGCCGCTCCCGCAGGTCATGCTGCGCTGGTCGGACGATGGCGGGCATACGTGGAGCCATGAGCGATGGGAGTCGCTCGGACCTATTGGCGCTACTCAAACGCGCGTCATCTGGCGTCGCCTGGGCGCAACGCTGAAGTCCCGCGACCGGGTGTACGAGCTCACAGCCGCTGACCCTATGGTAACGGCTATTATGGGCGCTGAACTGCGGCTCTCGCCGACGGCAGCCTAATGAGCAATACGACCAACATTCCCGCACCCCGCGTTCCGTTCATAGACGAGCGGACGGGCCTCATTTCGCGTGAATGGTTCCGGTTCCTCAACAACCAGTTCCAGTTGACCGGCGGCGGTACGACTCAGATCACCACGGCTGACTTAGAGTTGTCGCCGTCTTTGGCCTCAACAACCGAAGATGTGGTGCCTGAACTGGAAAAGGAAATACAGGGGTTAAAACTTGCGCCTCCGTTACTGCCGTTAAACACGCCGAACTACGGCATGTTTTACGACACGACCACGCAAGTTGCAGCGGCAATAAATACCGCCTATCCCATTACGTTTAACACAACGGCGTTTGGTGTAGGCGTTCGACGCGGAACTACAACGTCGCAAATCTTGATTCAAAATCCCGGCGTTTTTAACTTCAACTTTTCAATACAGTTTGACAAAACGTCTGGTGGTGACGCGATTGCTGACGTATGGTTCCGCAAGAACGGAACAGATATTGCGGACTCAGCATCCCGTATCCGCATCAAAGGAAACGCGGGAGAAATTTTCGCGTCGGCCAGCGTGTTTCAAGAAGCGTCTAACGGCGATTACATTCAGATCATGTGGGCAACTGACAGCACTGACGTACAACTTGCTTATTTTGCGGCGGCAGCGCCCGTTCCGGCCATTCCGTCGATTATTCTTACCGTTACTCAGGTGAATTTATGAGCGTATTTCTTTCATCTTTTGCCGGTGCCGGAGCGCAGTTCTTCGACAACAATGGCAACATTTTGTCGGGCGGTAAGCTCTGGACCTATACCGCTGGCACCACGACGCCGCAGGCGACCTACACGGACTCGTCCGGCGGCACGCCGAACACGAACCCGATTGTGCTAAACGCCGCAGGGCGGACAGCGCAGGCCATCTGGTTGACCGAGGGCGTGTCGTACAAGTTTGTGCTGATGACCTCGGCGAACGTCGTAATCGGCACGTATGACGATATTGCCGGTGTCAACGACTTTAGCATTGAAGGCATTAACTGGTCGGACATTATCGGCACGCCGACGACCCTTTCGGGCTACGGCATCACAGACGCGCTGTCCACGTCTGCCGCTGCGGCGACTTATGCGCCGATTGCGAGCCCGACGTTTACCGGCACCGCGCTGATCCCCGACAACGCGCCGTCTAGCACCAACTATCCTGTTGGCTACCGCGACGCGCCGCAAAACAGCAAGACGACCAACTACACGTTGATCGCCTCGGATGCGGGTAAGTCGATCGTAATGAACGGCAGCAGCGTCACGCTCACGATCCCGGCCAACGCGTCGGTTCCGTTTGCGGTGGGTACGGTGTTTGTTATTATCAACGTCAACTCATCGGCGCTGTCGATCGCCATTACGTCAGACACGCTGACGCTGGTGAATAGCACGACGACCGGCACGCGGACACTCGCGCAGAACGGCATTGCGACGTGCATCAAGGTTGGCGCGACCTCTTGGTTCATTAGCGGAGCAGGCTTGACCTAATGGGCGGCGCGACCTTAGCAGCACTGATCACAGGCACGACCGGCGGGGCTGGTGCGGGCGTTTATGACGCGTCTGAACCGGGCATGGGGTCGGTCACGATCCCGGCGTCCGCAACGGGCGTGACTATTGAGTGCTGGGGTGCGGGTGGTGGCGGTGGCTACGGCTACTTTGGCTTTATCGCGCCGGGCGAGCCTGAAGTGTTCCCCGGCGGTGGTGGTGGCGGCGGCGGCTATAGCAAAACCATTTTGGTGCTTGGCGTAGGCGACCCTGGCAAAACCATCAACTTTACCGTTGGCTCTGGCGGCGCGGGGGGTACGGCGTTTAGTACGTTTGGCAACCCCGGTACGTTCAGCAACGTCTACAGCGGCACGTTTACGATTACCACCATGACCTCTAACGGCGGTAACGGAGGCAACTCCGGTCAGTTCGCCGCGCAAGGCGATGGCGGCACGGCTAGCGGCGGTAACACGACCAACACGACTGGCAACGGTGGTGCGTTTTATACGCAAGCAGGCGCCACGGGTATTGCCGGTGTAGGCTCGCTGACGGCGGGTGCTGGCGGTAATGGCGGTGAGTTTTTTGACGGCGAATCGGGGCTAAACGGTCGCGTTCGCATGGTCTTTACATTCTAAGGTGACACATGGCATCC